CATGGCCTGACTGTGCAACTGGACTTGAAAGAAGTAGTCAACCGTACGGTTATCAGGCTTCGACAGACCTTCACACCGTTCGCCCTGGAGGTGCGCGAAGAGCGAGTCTATGGCATGCCCGCTTTGTGGATGGATTCGATCGATAATGGGCGGCCCCTAGTGGGTTCCCGGTGTGATCGGTTCAGCTTCGAGCAGGTCGTGTTTGAGGCGAGGGAGGAACTGCTCCCCCAGCCCAGCGACGACCCGGCCTTGACGGCCTGGGGGTGGCTTCGGGGGGGGACCTTGGTCATCCAGCCGAACCTCCTCACCGTTGTCGATGCGTTTAGGTCACTCAATGAAGAGTGTGGCCGGAAGTATCCGACGCCGGAGGACGGGGATGTGACAGTTATCGAGGGCTTCGAATATCGAGTTATCTCCGCGCTGAAAGGTGTAAACCTTGCAGTCGCGAATTTCAACTGGAAACGAAGGGTCTTCGATGATTCGGTCACCAGAGTCATGAATCGAGAGATGAAACTCCCTACTTGGTTGCACGGTCTAACCGATAAGCAACTGAACAAGAGGTTTTCACTCGAGAAACTAGGTCTCAATGGTGCAAAAGCGAGCCTTCAGAGGCACGCTCCGACGAACTGTCTCGTCAAGGTGGCGACGGTCCATGACCCGGGCAAGTGGCGATGTATCACGATTGGCTGTGGCCATGTGAAGAACGCACTTCAACCCCTTCAAGGCGATCTCATATCGTCTTGGCATGCTCGTCCCGAGTCATCGATGGCACGCGGTGTCGACCTCACTCCGAGGGTCCAGGAAATCTACGACAATTCAGAGTCCGTAAGGAAACTGATATCATCGAGACTCTGTGGGACCAGGAAGGAGTCCTTCGACAACACCCCATGGACGTTCCAGTCCGAAGACTATTCGGGAGCGACCGATACGTTAAAACCGTCTTGTACGACCGCGGCTAACGCTGGGTTCCAGGACCACCCTCTTGCTTGGCTCGCTAACGCAGCAGAGAGCAGGAAGGTCGGATACTGGCCTACAGTCAAG